TATCTGTTGGGTACAACAATAAAATATGAACCAGAACTAGTAGCGTCTGATACTAATGTGTTTATGTAAGTAAGTGAACCTGTTGTGGTATTTGAAGCTGATAATGCTGCTGATCCTGATATCATTTTATTCTAAAGTTATTAAGTATTTTAATTTATTAAATAAACCAAGCATTTCATCACGAAGATTAAATAAATTTGTATCAACTTCTTCAAATTGGTCATTATACTGTATTAATGCTTCAATAGAAGTATTACAAAAAGATTTAATATCTAATTCGTTCAAATTTGATAATTTAATTGTTTTTGTTTCATTTTCTAGTTTAAACCTTCCATATTTTCCCATTGCTTCTTCCACAAATTGGTCAACTACATCATATAATTCATCTAAAGTTTCGTCTAGAGCTTTATGACGTGCATACCCAATAGTTTGCCAATGCATTACTTTTAATTGACTTTGCAATGTTAAAAAAAAGTTTATATTAGTATGTATATTCATCTTCTTCTGCTGTTGGATTAAATGAAGATTTTACTTCATCTGGTGAAAAATTATTAACATCGTCTTTAGTTAAAACATATTCGTTCTTACCAGATTGTCTCATTTCTGCTTGTTTATTCGTAAAAAAATCTTGTGGTTTTTGATTGAACGGATAAGAATCTAATGAACGCATTTCTAATTTTTCTTGAGGTGTTTCAGGTCTCATCTCTTCAACCTTAGAACCTAATTGGTCAATTTTAGCAACTATATTATCCATTGCAGATAATTTTTGTTCTAGTTCACTTAATTTAGTAAACACATCATCCATTTTATTGGTTACTTCACTATTACTTTGTTGATTACCATCCATGTCTTTTTTAAGGTTTTTAACCATATCAACTAAATCAGTAACATCTACTTCTTCGGTATCACCTTTTGGTGTATCACCACCCGCAGGTGGCGTAGGTGTATCTAAACCACCAGCATCCGGTGCTCCACTTGGTGGAGGTGGAACGTCACCACTTAAAGGTGCATCTCCGCCTAAAGGTGCATCACCACTTGGAGGTGGCGGTACATCACCTGCTGGTGGTGCAGGAGGTTCTGGTGCATCTTGTTCTAAAATCATTTTTTTACCATATCTGTTTATGGCATTGTAACGCTTTACTTCTTCTAATAATTTTTTCTCTAACATATTAATCTTGTAATAATTGTCTACCATCATTGGTAATATATTTTTTATTTATTCTTTCAACTATACCATCTTTTTCTCTAATAGTATAGCATTCACCAGTTAATAAGTCGCATTCTTCTCTCTCCATACCATCATTTGATATGCTATTTACTTTCTTTGGACTTAAAAATTGGTTTACACTATTTTGTAACTTAGTATTTTCCATATTTAGTTTTTTATATAAATATCCCAATAATAACTATTCTACCTTAAAATATACAACATCACCAGGATTTAGTGCTAGTTTCTTCATTAATGCTACCGACATTCCAACAGCATAGTTACCATCAGTGGCTTTTGGACCAATATCAACCGGTCCATTAAATGACCTAGTTTGGTTATTTGATGCGTCTAGTTGATATGTATGATTATAACTATAAGTACTATTATCTTTTGGATTTAAAAAAGTCGTTTTGGCTTTTATTATTTTATTTGCATTTGTTTCTTTAGTATTAAATCTACATGAATAGAAAAAGTTTTTTTCCTCAATTGTTCTTAATTCTTGAAATTGAACTTTAGCTGGATTGAATGTTTGTCCTAAAGTAGTTGTATCTAAATTTGATAATAAAGTCATATCGTCTGTAGGATTATATGTGTTAAATAATCCACCCATCTGTGCAACATAACCTCTTAAGAATTTATCACCTTTACCATATGTACCATGCGGTGTTAATAATTCTATATATGAAATATATCTTTCACCATCTTGTCCGTTATATGGTATACCCATTTGATATCCACTTTCGTTTACTAATTTAACGTTTTCAGAATCTAATGTTGATTTACCGGTATCAACTGTATATACACCAGTTGAAGTTCTTACAAATTGTAATGTTTGTACGGTATTTTTGTCAGAACCATATATTCTTGATATTGCATTTTGTGTCATCTTATCAAACATTGTACGATATGAAGACATAAAAGAATCTTTAGGGTCTGGTAGCTGTGTATACGGCATTCTAGCTCCCTTGAATGTAGTAACTATATTATTGTTTCTAATACTATGTGATACTTCTGTTATCCAATATGTACCCTTAAACATAGGTACATTTTTAAGATAGAAATACATAGTAGGTTGTATCATTACATTACCTAAACAAGTAACTTCACATGAATATGCTGCTTGTCTATAATAGTCATATAAACTAACATCCACATTGTATGATGATGAACCTGATTCTGACCTTGCTAAGTTTTCCAGTACTACAAATGATTCTGTGGTATTTTTTAATGTTGCTTGGTCTAATTGTATTGTTTTGAATATATTTTGATTTTGGTCACCAAAACTTAATTCAAATGCAACTACTCTATTTGACTTTACTAAATCAGCTGTAGAAAATACTTTTGGTAATTCATATATTACCGGATTATTATTTACATTTGAAATATCAAAACTATCGTCATTAAATTTATATTTTTTATTTGGTTTTGGCATGTCAAGTCTTTTAGAAAGATTTTGAACATATTGAATTATAATTTTTGGTGATGATTCTTGAAAATCAACATCAGTAAACGTACCAAATAAATTAGAAGCTACATTTTTAGATGGTATTAATTTTGGTGTTGGTGATACACTTGTTCCATAAAAATTAACATAAGCTGGTAATGCTTTCATATCAAAACCAGTTTGCTGTAACAATAGAGATATTACACCATACAAACTTTGTTTAGCATTACCTTCATCTTCTAAACTAGTTATTCTATCTAGATTTAAAAAATATTGTTGACCTATATCTCTATTTGCTTTATCTAAAAATAAAAATTCATCTATTAAATTTCTCTGTCCAATTGAATTACCACCAGTCCATTTATCATTGAAAGATTTGAAATGATTATATAATTCTAATTTTAACGGAGAATCATTATAACCAGAGGTTATATTAATTTTATTTGCCGAAGATTGCGGTTTTACATTTTTATATAAACTATTAACTAAGGTTGTTAGATATAAACTTAATCTTTCCGCTGATCCTTTTGCTGAGGAATTTGAATCGTTATCTTTTACAAAAATATTAGTTTTAATATAATTCCTAAATAAATCTGCAGTATTACCTGAATATGCATTTCTATAACCTGCATATATTAAAACTAATGGTCTAAAATCTTTTACATTTTGGTCTGTAATTTCAATGTTAAAATCTTTAAAGAAATTTAAATAACAATCTGTTTGTGGTTCTTCACCAACATATAAATCAATTAAATACTGATTAGTATTATCAACATATGGATTATAAGTTAATATATTAAAGTTATCTATTTGTGCAAAACCATGAAATATATGTGGATTCAATTCTTTTGGATTTCCAAATGTAATATTAATTAAATTGTTTTTAGATAAAATATTTGATGATATTGTTTTTAATTTTTGATTTTGTAAATTAATTATTTGATTAATTTGATCTGTTATTGTTGTTGCTGTAATTTTTGATTTATTTACACTCACAATTTCCTTTAAAAAATCTTGAAAATTATAATAATATACTGAGTTAAAAGGTGGGTTAGTACTTGTGGTTGAATTTCTCTGACTAGCAAATTCTAAAAAATAATATTCAAATTCATCTAAAATTGTCGGACTAAACGTTGATATTAAATCATATACCTTTCTTAATGATTTATTTAAACCAAATTCATTGTCATATATATTGTACCTATCATAAATTCTATTGTATTCACTAGGGGTTGAAAAAGTTGCTCCACTGAATGACTGAACAAAAATTTCTTCTTCCCAAAATAATCTAAAATTGTTTTGTGTATCGTCATCAAAATTTCTTTCAGTATCTAATAAGACATTGTTTGCTAATTGTCCTTTTTGATTAGCGGTAGTAGTGTCATATATTATTTTATCTACTTGTGTATTAATTCCGTTAGATGGTAAAATTGTATATCTATAATCAGCTGTATCATATTTTGAATTATCAACATATGATGTCCAGTAAGTTCTTCCATTTGGACTAGCAAAACTATACGTTAAAATATTTCCATTGTTTGTATTAATTGAATATTCTGTGTTTCCTGAAATAAAATTAAATGGCTCATAGTCATTTACTACTTGGTGAAATATTGCATCATAAAATGGATGTACACCAATATGAGTTGCACCAGTATATGTTATACCTGTTACTGAACCATTTGTATATGTAAAGCCACTATTGTTATCAAAAAAAGTATTACCATCTATTGGCGTTGTAATTCCTCCGGTCAAAAATCCTTTTAATATGTCATTACCCGTTGTTTTATAAATTTTATATCTATGATATAATGAACCCCATTTCAACATCAAATGATATGGTATAGATTGCGTAGAACTAATTTCCCTAAATAAAGAAGATACTAAAAAGTTTTCTCCTGAATATTTTACATTATCTTCCAAATCAACAAATGGAATTGAGTTTAAAAGTAAATAAGCAGAACCTGCGTATTTTCCTCTAGCAGTATTTGCAACAAAATCTGAAAACAATTGTTTATGAAAATATGGTGTGTTAAGTATGTGTGTATACTTACCATTTAAATTTAATTTTTGTAAAAAAATGTTTGTCGAATAATATTTATTAATCCAAAATTGTGGGTCAATTTTTCCACATATAAATCCAATGTTTGTGTTAACATTAATAAACCCATTGAATTCTAAATCTGTGTTTGAAAATGTTCTACTATTTTTAGTTTCAAAATAATTGTTATAAGCCTGAGAACTATATGGAAATATATTTTGTCTATATGCTTCTGGTTTATAATTACTCAAATAATTTTGTAGTCTAGAATATTTTAATGAGTTACCAAAATCAGTTTTGTTATCTCTATATTGTAGTATTGTTATCGGATTATCATATAATCCTTGTAAATAATTTGTTGTTGGTTGTTGACTTAGATAATAAAAATATTTGTCATATGGTGCTAATTTATATAATAAATCTCTAAATGTATTTTGGCTCAAGAAGTTTTCTTTGACCAATTTAATCAAATCTTCATCATATTGTATTGATGATAAAATATTTTTATATTCTTTATCTGCCAATTCTTTTATTGTTTCATCGTCAAATGAATCGACAAATGTATAATTTAATGCCCTTTCCCAAATTTCATAAACAAAATCAGAATGTATTTTAGATGAATATGGTACTATAGTACTTAATAAATCCCCTACGCTCACCTTTTGTATATTTTTTTGGTCTTCATTGTTATTAAAACTATAAACAATTTTACCAACGCCACCTTCTTTTGGCGCCAATGAGTCTATTTTATTAGTTGCAACACCAATAAAATTTTCCACAAAATCTACTTCAGGCCACAATTTTGCATTATCGGCAAATAATGTTTTACTAATTGAAGGGTCGCCTGGATATACTAAAACGTTTTGTTTATCTTTCTCATTCCTTTTTTTAATTTCAGGCCATGGATAAATAATATCTGCTTTACTATTTTCATTGGTATATTTGTCTACAAACAATCTTCTTTCACTAGCAACCTCTATAGCTCTTGCATGAGTATCTTGCATTAATCTTATAAATGCTTCTGCATTTGCAAGTACAATTACAAATAAATTTTTGATTGTTGGTTCAAATCCTAATCCAGTATCCGACCTTTTTACATATTCATTCATTGCAACTTCAACATCATTTTCAAACAATATTCTTTGCTCTTCAAATAAATTACTAATATCATCAATTAAACCAACAAGATAGTCTATACCAATTAGAACTTTACCAACTATTTCACCAGCATCTTGTTGTTTTTGTAAGTTAGGGTCATCTGATGGTTCTAATTGAAAAAAATTATTCTGTTCAGTTTGACTATTCCATTCAAATTTACTTATGTCACCTAAACCAAAACTTCTTTTTTTAAAAACTGCTTGTGTTTGATTTATTAAATTAGTTACAAATATGTCATTCTTTGATAACTTTTCGGAATAACTTGTTATAAGATTTTGTAATGTTCCTGGTGTTTTAAGTCCAATAACATTTTTTGTATTAAATTTATCACTATCACTTAAATAATAATAATCTATATTATTGCTTGTTAATGCAACACCAGCAGCTTTATCTAAATATAAATTAGCCCAACCTGTAATTGCTTGTCTAAACTCATCAAGAGTTTCACCAAATTCTTTTATGCCGGTAAATAATCTCATATCAACTACTTCAGAAAATATTTTTTGTTCTAATATTTTATCTAAAGTTGATGCTGCTGTTATAACTTCTCTTAAAGTTTTAACCGGGAAGTTGGCTGATATATGTCCACTTTTTTTATATTCACTAAAAATAGTTTTTAAATAACTAAAACCTCTAGTTGATTTTACAACTGTTTCTTGTGATTTAGTTCCATCATTTGTGTTTGTTTTTGAAGATTCAATTGGAAACATATAAGCCGCATTTAATATTCCTTGTAAAGGAATATCTGATAGCCAAGCATATGTTGAACCAACAAACACAGCGGCGCTTTCAAAATTACCATTTGTGTCGTTATATTTTGTTTTGAAACTTACAAGGTGTAATCTGTACTTTATAGCTTTACCATAGTAACCTTTTATTGTTAAATAAAATATAGGCCAAGGTACATGAAAAAATGCCGCATAAGGTGAATCTTCTGCAGCTTCAAATAATGTTTTTCCTCTCACATCAATAAATTGCATAGAGACTTGAGGAATTGCATTATAACCCTTTATTGAAATATCGACGTGCTCTATACCAAAACTTTGTGCTGACGCATCATAAGTAGTATGATTATTATTACTTATTAATGATGATGGTGCAAATGCATCTGTCCATGATGTATCATAATCTTTAGTTTCAACACCTTCAACATTATTTTTATTATTTAAAAAACTTAACTTACCTCCAGCTACAAATTTTAAAGTATTTGTATCATTATCTGAAACTAATATAGACCTAGGTACTAAATCTGCTTCTAAATTAACATACATAGTTAATTCTTCATGTTTAACTCCTCTTGGTGATAACGAACCATCTGGTGATATAACAGTATTAGGATCAATATATATTAAATTATTTTGATCTACTTTTACATGTATATTTTCACTACCAGTTATATTGTTATTCGCCATAATAAAGTTTGTACAATTCTACCGCTCTTTTGTAATCTTGTAAAGAGGTAACTAAAGGAAATGGAATTCTGACATATGAATTATCAGGTATTTCAAATTCCGTACCTGTTATGCTAGGATTTGCAACCATAATTAACCAACCAAATGTTGGTGAACCATAATAATCTTGGGATATTTTATCTAATCTATCAATACCACTTCTATATATCATATATTTGTCTGTAGCTTTAATGTCAAGTTGTATTCCTGGTACAACTTTATATGTTCCATTTTCTATAAAAAATTGATATCTATCAAAATAATCTCTACTCATTTCTATAATAGTTTAAAGTATTGTTTACTGGATTTTGTCTTGAGAACAAAAGTTTCATAGTATTTGTTAATTCCACCATGTTAATTACTGATATGTTATATGATAAAGATTTTTCATTTTTTCTAATTGGTGCTTTACTAAATTTAAAATTTTTTGATGTTTTCTTTTTAGTTAATACAACATTTATTCTCTTTTTTATTTCCACGATTGTTGTGTCTTCATCACCTAGATTCATAGTATCTTTAATAATGTTCATAATTTCATCTACTTTATCGTTAAAAAAACTAGCAAGAATTAAAGCAATTTCAGGATAATTTAAACAACAAATTTGATTATCTGTAAAATCAAACGTATCATCTAAATCATTATACATTTTTTCATTTTGTGAGTTTATATATGTTATACAATCACTATATGAATCATATAAATCTTGTGCTGTAAAATTATTTAATGTTGCACTATATGCTGTGCCACCAGAAATTGTAATATCGATTTGATTATCAATTAAATAATTTAGATTATCTAAAGATTTAATTAATTTATATCTTATTTTCTCAATTGGACTAAAATCATATCTATCAATTTCATCAAATTTTGAACTTATTAAAGGTAAAAAATAGTTTATTACATTTTCATTTATTGTATATAATAATGTCGTATCTGAAATCAAATCAGTATAATTCAATATTGTTGAAATCGTATCGCCAGTTGTTGATATTGAACTCATAACTTGATTTCTAACAGATTGAACTAAAGTATTATAATCATATTTATTTATATATCCAAATAAATTTAATGTTATAGGACCCGTTGGTGTTGAAACATTATATTGATTTACTGGTCTATATGTTGAGTCAATCATCATAGGTGCTAATTCAGCACCAAATTCAGAAGCAATTGTATTATATAAATCACTATAAGTTATAAAATAATTTTTGGTATAACCATATATTGTAGTAATTAATGGTGTATAATCTAATGTACCTAATACATTATTAGTTATTAATGTTCCTAGATATTTTCCTTCTATAAATTTAGAAGTCCCATCTTGATTTTTTGTTGCTGCTTTTTTAACTATTTGATTATTAAGTGAATTTAAAAATTCTTTTGAATATGCTGTGGCACCTGTAAGATTTATAGATGTTGTTGTATTAATTGAACGTTCGTCATACATTTCAGTATTACCATAGAAGTTTGATGATAATGCATTTTGCAATCTTTCAACTGGTGCTTCTAATCCCTGACCACCAATGAAATTTAATTGCATTTGTACAGATGCTATCATCGGTTGAACGCCTATACCTTCAGGATTTAAATCCCACCCACCTTCATCAAAATTTATATTTAAATCTCTAATTACAACTTTTGAATGATAAAAGTCACCAATTCTCAATATACAAATTGGAGGTGGACCAAATGTAGTATTTCTAGCACCGATATCAGAATTATCTGCAACACCTTTTACTGGTATTGTATCACCCGGTCTTAAACATTGTTGTAAAAACGTTAATCTACCATTTAATCCTTCCGGTGTCATTGAATGAAAAGTTGGATGAAAATATTTTAGTTTTTCTCTTAATGAATTATATATAATTGGATTTCCTTCTTTTAATACCTTGAAATAATATTGTTCAGATAATGTTTTCATAATTATCTTCTTCATTTCTTCAAGTGGTGGTTTTTGATTTTGACCTTGTATATTATTGATTATAATTTGAGTTGGTGTTTTTGTATTGTTACCAGCTGTTGTTTCATTTGTAGTTTTTTTGAAGTATGATAATGTAACGTTTGAAGCTCTACAACCATACATTACCGGCGCAGACCTTTTTAAATTTGTATTATTAAATTCAGTAGCACTACAATCTATACCATTATTTTGTACTTTTTCGCCATAACTTATAGTTCTAATAATTAATGAATTATTATTACCTTTATAACCCAAATCTTCTAATGGTATTGAAGCATTAATTATATAGTGCTCATATCCTGAAGCATCAGAATTTGCAGTTTCAGACCAATTCTTTGATAAGATATCTGATTCTTTATTTGTACTTACATTAATTTTTGCTATAATAGATAAAAGTACAGAATATGCACGTCTAACAGATAAAGAATAATTAAATCCATTTGTAATATCAAAATCACATGTATGTGATGATGATGAACCTATTTTTATTATTACATCATTTTTTACAATATTATTATTAAGTTCCGTTTTTAATGATTCTAATTGTGATAACAACGTACTAAAATTATTAGTAGAAGTATCAATTAAATCACTTAATTTTGTAACTATATTTGGTTTACTATCTGCTGTAGCATTTACAGTACCAAATAATAATTTTCTATCGCTTACACTTTTTTCATCTGTACCAGTTATTATTGTATCCATTCCAGTATTTAAATCTTCAATAATTTTACTTTTTTTCAATAATAACTCTTTATTAATTGCAGCATAATAATCACCGGTCATAAAACTTTTTTCAGTTGGTTGTGGGTCGGCATTACCAAAATTTAAAACAATATTTAAATTTACATTATTCGAGTTATCTGTTGTATTTGGATTAATTGCTGTTTTTGGACTTACACCAACATTATATCTTGATAATTGATTTGGGTCACTATTAGAATTTAAATAATTTTTTATTGTTGTGATATCGTTAGTATCTAAATTCGCATAGGTTCTTATTAAACTATAAAAATCAACATCTTTTACACCAGCAAAAAAAGAATGAATATAGTTATCAGCCTGTTCATCACTCATTGTTTTAAAATGTTCTCTAACAAGTAAATTTAAAATACTTGGATGGTCAACAACAATTTTAAAACTTAATGTTGCACTTCTTTCTGTATTTTGATATGTGTATATTGGTTCGGGTCTTCCTAAAAAATTATTTCTTTCCCATGTAGCAGTTGATACTTCATTTACTTTTACATCATATGGTGGAAACCACATAACTCTACCACCATTAGGACCTCTTTCACTATATGGTAAATCGTTTACGGTAAAACCTGGTAAATGTGTGTTTTTCCATGCTAAGTTTTCAATAGATAACATATATTTTTTAGCATAAAAACCGCCACCAAATTTATAGTTGTCTGATATATTTGTGGAATCTGTAAAATTTTTAGTTCCGTCTGAATTAGGTGCAATATTTAAATTCCATGTATTACTTAAAACTGAACCATCAAATTTTCTTATATTTTTTCTTCTAAAATAGTTTCCTGTAGCTCCACTATAATAAGGTGTATTAACATCATCAATATAAGGTGCTGTACTACCATATGTACGATAAGGTCTGTCTTTAGTCCATACTCTTGCAAACTCAGCTCCAACGTCTTTACCATTTAATGTATATTTTACAGCAGAACCTCTTGATACTAACTTTGAACCTTCAACGAAAAATTTACTAGTTTGGTCCATAATATGACCAATATGTGAAAATGCACCGGCACCATTACTTGGAACACTATCTAAAATATCCTGTGTTGTGTATAAAATAGAGTCAGGTCTAAAAGAACCAGAATAATTAAACGATTCCCCACCTTGTATTGCATTTTTATTATATTTATTACTTGTTTTTTTACTAATCCAAGTTAGACTACCATCCAATCTACCTTGGTCCATTGTATTTTTATCATTATGAAATAACTCAGTTGATATTGGGTCAAACATTAATGAAAGATAATATGGACTACGAACTGGTCTTCCTGATAATAAATCACTCATAGCATTTTTAACATCGTGAGACCTATCATCTCCAATATATGCAATACCAGCTGGTGCTTCCATTCCAATTAAATTTTTTACTCCCTGTGCAAATTGATTTGGATAATTAAAAAGTTTACTACTTTGTTGAGATCTTGCAGTTGTTGTATAGTTGGGTGCATAATCATTATATGATAATGCATCGTATAATCTTGCTAATGTTGAATTACCAGTACTTTGAATTAAAATATCAGATGGTTTTCTAGTTGGTAATGGTCTTCTCTGAATACCTATTACTGAGCCTAAAACACCTGTTAAATCTTGCCATATTTTAGTTGCGTTAGATACATTTGTAGGTCTTACATTAATTGGATTTCTAGGATTAGTTAAATAATCACCGGATATTTCAGACCAAGGTAACTGAGTACCAGCCACAGTACCCAAAAAATCAATTCCCTTACCTAAAATTGAGCTTGATACTGTAATTTTGTTATTACCTTCCACAAGTGGTTCTCTACCTCTTAAAATGGCTTGTAATGTCACAAAATTACCTTCAAGTGCATCAGCAATCCTAACCTTTGCTGTTGTTGCTGAATATAAATTTTGTTGTATTCTAGCTAATACTGGACCATTTGGATCTTGTTGTATATATTTTGCAGCAAATTTAAAAAGTTCAGATTCAGTGTTATATGAATTAGTAGCCATAATACTAATCAAATTCTCATCCGATTTTATAAAATATGGATACAAACTTAAATTTGCTCTTCTTGGTAAATCTATTAATGTATCTTTTACTGAGTATTCGTTTGGTTTATAAACATTACTAGTTGCAATACTTGTAAGTTCATCTAATCTATTTGTATCAACAGCTGGTTGTAAAATATTGGGTAAATCACTTAAATTTTGTTCACTATAACTTTTATTATTAAAAGTTTTTGGAGATGGTGAATTACCATAAATTGGGTCCAAAGTTCTTGCTAATAATTTATCTCTAAAATTTTTTGTGCTATCAAAATCTAAATAATATGGCATTATTTGTTTTTATTATAAATAGGTGTAATATAATTTTCACTAATCAATACCATCATCAATATATGCATTCTTAGTTTGATTTAAAAGATAACCTTTACTACCTTTAGATTGGTCTACTATGGTTAACTTATTTTGTATAGATGCTCCTTTAATAAATTTATTATTTCTGCTTTGTTGGAACCATGTGCTAAATTGATCCATTAACTTCATATATTGTTCTTCGAATTGACCTGGATTGGCTTTTGCTGATACTGATATAAATTTATTTATTGCTTCATTTGTGACATTTTCAAATTGTGTTGCAAATGGACCAGTTAATTGCGTTAATCCTCCTTTTACTGTATCAAAAAGACCTCCTACATATTTTTGGAATTCTGGCAATTGTTGATTTGCAGTTAAAAATGCTTGTTTTACATTAGGTTGTAATCTATCTGCAATTGCTTTTATATCAACTATTCCTTTTTCTCCATATGTTAAATTTTTTACATCTGTTACAACAGTTCTGTAAATTCCTTGTAACATCATTTCAATATTGTGAATTGATGTAAATTGACCTCTAGCTATTTGTTCGGGTGTTTTTTCTTTTAATTGCTCTTTTACGCCTTTTAACGCTTCAATTTGTGAAGCTGTTAAATCTTTTAACGCTATTTCAGTTTTAGAACCTATCTTACCAGCAACATCTTCTGGTATTGTTACTACCATTTGTCCGCCTTTCATTTGTGACATATTAGTAATAAACTCCTTATCTTCTTTTGATACATTAAATCCTTTCGCCATCAATACGGAATTAGCTAACATTCTTTCTTGACCTGCAATAGCTCCTTTAGTTAATTCATTATAATCAACACCTAATTGAGCCGCCATTTCATGCGCTCTTCTTGTATTAACACCAATAATTTCAAATCTACCTTGCTCCGCATTATATGTTGCCAATCCTTTAGCGGCATCAATTAATGCTTTTTGTAACCCCTCCACATTATTCGTGGCCATATACATCAATTTTAATGGGTCGTTAAAATCTCCTATTGCACCACCCAAAACTTGTAAATTTGCAGTTAATGCTATTGCTTTTTCAGGGTCCATTACATTGTCAGCCACTTTAAATGCTTCACCTAAATTCATTCTAAATTCAATAGACCTTTGAACCATTCTATTTAAACCATCTACGCCATTTTTGAATCCATATTCATTTAATTTACCAATATTTTCTCTAAGTAATTCTGTTGTTTTTTTAGAATTTAAACCTAAACTTAATGATGCTGAACCAGCTTTACTAATTGCTGCTAATGTATCATAAGCACCTTTACCTATTTTTTCAAATTCAGTAAACGTTTGAGCTAAATTTGCTAAGTCTCCAACAAATGCTCTACCAACTGCGTATGAATTTTGTAATGTTTCTTCTGATATAAGATTAAATCTACCAGATTGTTCTCCCATCCTTGTAAGCATTTCTGTAACATTTGCAAAACTATAACCTAAACTTACTGCTGATGGTATAGTCTTTAAAATGTCCTTTTGAAATGCATTTGATAATTCGCCTGTTAAACCAACTTTTTCGTTTAATTGTGTTTGTAAATTAGATTCTCTTTGAATTTGTTTAACAATTTCTGAGTGTAAATTATTAATTTCAAATAATCCAGCAAATCCTCCTTTTACATTTTCATCTTCAGGTAAATTAGCTATTAAAGACGTACCTTGATTTGATTTATATAGCTGTTCAAATGGACTTGAAGGTGAATTGTTTGATGAATTACTATTTGACGATTTACCACCAAAATCAGTTGGGTCGTTCAATAACATCAATTGTCCCTTTACTCCAGTAGCATCTGTAGGTGGAAGATTTAAATCATCAAGTGCTTTTAACGCTGCAGTTCTATTTGGATTAGCTTTTGCTAATTGAGAAGCAACTTTTTTATAATTCATATCCTAATAAATAGATTAATCTGAATTTTGTGCTTCTAGCATGTAATTTATAAAATACCTTCTTAAATAAATTGGCATTGATAGAATATCATTATAAGTAAATCCTTTTTGAACCAAAAATAAAATCTCATCTAGTTGAGATTTTTTATATGCCGTAGAAAGGGCGAAAAAATTCAACCCCAAATCCAATAGAAACTTGGACTTCTTCTCCTGATGGGGCTATTACTTTTTGGCTTAAATCTAAGCCTGGTTTATTTTCTTTAACAAATTTTCTAAATTCTTGTGAATCACGTATTGGCATTTTTTCAATAAAATTCTTCAATTGCATGGGGTCTTTAATACCATTAATTGATTTTATTAAAAATTCTAATTCTTTAGTTTTAATTGGTGCAACTCCATTACCATTCCAACTATCTTCAATTTTTTTTAATTCGTCTTCTTGTTTTTTTGTTAAAAAATTAAATGTGATTGGAAATTTAGATACAGGAAAATAAAATTCATATTCACCATTTACATCTTCTTTTAGTGTAAAATCTTTAATTTTTATATTACTTAAATCAACTTTTGTAGTAAATGAATCAGAAGTTTTAGGATCAATTGTTGTTACCTCGTAATCACTACCAAATGCAGTATTTCTTAAAAAAAATAAAATTGCTTGTCTATCTTCTTCTACTATATCTTCAACATTTATATCTTTGTCCAACACTTTTCTTTTTAACAATTCATCTACAACCAAATTACTAGCAATTAAACTCGGAGACGATAAAATATTTTCATCTGATGCTGTTAAAAATGCTACTTTAATATTTTTTTTCTTATTTGGATAATATATCCCCTGACTTGGTAAGGGTATTACATCGTAAGCTATTGTTGGGTCTAATCTAAAATCACTCATAATAATCAATTTATCTAATAACTATGTGAAAGTAAAGTATACAATTAAAAAAACCGACTCTATTTCTAGAATCGGTTTCACATATAAAAAAATTATAATATTAGTATATTAAAATACATCTATCCATTCTTAATGAACAATCAATATTAGCTAAATCATCTCTTGAATAATCTAATTCACCAAAGTTTAAATCAGTAATAAAACAACCTTCAAGTAACCATTTTTCAACAACTACTCCTGTTGGGTCTAACATTTCTAATTCTATATCTTTTTTATAACCAGCAGCATATCCCATACGACCTGTTACTGATTCTGCATGAAGACGGAACCATTCCATTAATGCCTGAGCAGCTGAAGGACCAATTGGGTCTCTAAATTTAACTTTAATCTCATTCCATTCGAACATACCTGCTACGTAAGTTTTCGTATTTAAAAAAGGTATTTCTACTGATTTGATTTTTGCACTAGGTCTACTTGCAGATGTTACATACCATTCGTTTATACCTAAAGTAGAAGGAAATCTAACGATAAATCGGTTGGTTCGTTTTGGTTCATATGGAACCGGCATTTTCATTAATAAATCAGCCATGTTGTATTTGTTAAGTTTTTTGTAATTATTTACTTTCTTATAAATATACCAGTATTAGAAAATATTTTTTTTTAAAATTATTATGTTCAAATCTTGATAATATCAATTATTTTTCGTAGTTTTTTACTATTCTATTATATAAGTACAGTATAAGTTAATTATCTTTATATTTCTTTCAATAATTTTTAAATATATGTTCCAGTATACAGTACCAGTATACTGGGTGTTCATTTAACATAATGTAGTTGTTCCATGTGGAACATGTCCAATAAAAAAGGAGGTTTTTCAACCCCCTTCTCTACTTTAATCATATTAGATTAAATATTTTCAAATGAAGCTCCAGTTGGAGTAATTACAAATTCTAAATCAATGAATTCTAAACTTCTAGTTGGTTTAATGTAGATTTTTCCTCTCATTGTATTAGCATCAATATCAGCTGGATCACTAGATACTGTAACTCTAAAATCGTATAATCCTCTTTCTTTCTTTATTGAATCCAAAATTGGATTTACTAATTTTAAGAATTCGTTTCTTACTTGATCATCGTTTTGTTCAAACAATAATCTTACAGAAACAGCAGAAATTAATTTTCTAGCTCTTAATAATAATCGTCTTACATTAATTCTGTCTAATGCAGATTCTCTAACTTGTAATGTTTTATTACCCCAAATAATGGTACCAGTGTCAGAGAATGTTGCAATAGGGTTAACTCTATTTTTATACAAAGTATCTCTTTCATCTAAAGTAAGTTTTTTAGCTGCTTTAATTGAGTGAATTAAACCTCTTGAATAACCAGCCACAGCAAACCAAGGATAAGATACATTATCAGTTAATGCTATATTTTTCAATACTTCACCTGTTGGTGGAATGTAAATTTGAGTTGCGTTATCAGTATCTCTTACTTGTATCCAAGGCCAATATGTTGCTGAATAGTTAGAATCTATTGATACTAAATCTAATTCGTCAACTAGGCTTTGCGCGTCAGAAACATCTACTGGTCCTGGTGAATTCATTATATATAATGAGTCTGCTCTATCTGTTTCTATCATATCCACAGCTTGGCTTACCAAAGAACTATGGTTATAAAAATCAATACCAGGAGTTGCAAATACATTTATATCAATTGCTTCCGGATTTGCATATGTATGTATTCCTTGTAAATAAGCATAATAATCAGAGTTACCATTAGTAGTACTGAATACGCCATTATTTAAAGTGTTACCACTAATATATGTCTTTTTTCCAAAAATATATCCATCAGTATTTGTTCTATCTTGTCTATAGATATCCCAACCATCTCTACCACCAAACACTACTGTAGTGAATTTTCTATAGTTAATGTTTGTTAGTTTATTGTCATTTCCTGATTGACCCTCTAAATCATATGGTGTAGTTGCAAATGCAAAACCAACAATATCATTACCAATACTTGGTACATCTAAAACTGAAACCCCTTTAACGTCAACTGTTAATGAAGTGGCACCTGTAATATGTGCTGCATTATATGATAAATGGAATCCAAATGTTTCACTTGAGGCATCACCACCTTTATATTTTAATAAATCAGAATCAAAGCCTTCGCTAGATGAAACACCTAACATAACTTTTCTAACTTTATCACCGGATTCTATTTTAGCAACACCGCTTGCATCATATGTTTCAACTTCACCTGCATTGTTGTATTTGGTTTTATACATGATATTACCAAATTTAGCTCCTTCATATAAACCTGCAGCATTATATTGAACTAGTCCTTTGAAACCTGCTGGAAACGCATCCGCTGGTGCATTCATTGCCATATTCAACATAATATATTTTGAATTTAAAGCAAATGAACCATCTGATGTTCCCACTTTAATTGCAACGTAACCTGGTAATTCAGGATTCATTGAACATCTTGTGAATTTTTCTAATACTACTTGATTATCATCTGTATCATAAAAATCACGTACTAAAACATCAAATTCTGCTGTATCAACATTTATATTTTGTATAGTAACTTTAACTTGTGTGTTAGCAGATTCTCCATCTGGTATTGTAATAATTTCAAATAAATCATGAACTTTACCGCCTCGAACTTCTGATACAATCATTGGAGATATTGGAGTATCATAACTTTTTAAGAAATTATCTCCCTCAGAAACAAAAGTTGGTGTCATTTTTATACCTCTTATCAACCCTTTTTCATATGCCTTCATTAATAAATTAGGATATGTTTCGTGTACATATAAAGGAAAATCTTTAGGGGTTTTATCAAATGGTTCTACACCTAGTACTTTAGATATAAATTTAGTAGATGCTGTATCAAAATTTACGCCGTACTGTTTAGCTCCACCTGTCGCACCGGTAACATTAATAAAAAATTCACCTAATGGATTTGTTGCCATATTTGCAGTATCCATTTCTAAAGAAAAATTCATTTCATCAGATACTTCCAAATCTAAAACTTCACCTGCGTTATAATGACCTCTTGAACGTAATGTTGCAATTACAGCATTATTATATTCTGTATATGGTGTAGCATCATACATAATTCTTGTAACTTCCCAATGTGCGGATACACCACTATAATATTGGAAAATATAAGAATATACTGCGTTAACGTTATTATCTTCGTCAACACCACTATGAATATGATACATTGTGTTAATCCACTCTTTATTATTTGGACTTTCTGTTTTGTTTTTACCTGTTAGTGGAGATAATTGTTCTTTATCAGATGGTAATGTTAAACTTTCAGCTGTCAAATAATCAGTAATTTTACCAATTGCAAACCACTTTAAATGGTCCGAATTAGTATATCCACTATAATGCTTAACGATATACTCATCCATTGGTGTACCATCTATTGCAGTTAAATTGGAAATAAATTGATATTCAGCTGTTGAACCTGAAAAAGATGCAACTGATGTTAAATTTACGTTTTCATCAATTACATATCCACTATAGTCTTCTAATCTGATACCGCCAATTGCTGTAATTGCATATGACATATTCGGTTTATACCCTGATAAACCTAAAACTCTTGTTACGAATAATTGGTTTGATTCTTGTAAATAAGATTTAGCGTTATATGGTAATTCATATTTCGGATAACCATTACCATATTTTTCTGGTGATGCCCCACCAAAATAAGTTTTGAACTCATCAAAATTTGTAACTAATACTGGTTCGAAAGCAGGTCCTTTTAAAGTTTCACCTACTAACCCCAATGTTGTTACGCCTACACTTTGAGCTACGAATGTAAGATCTACCTCCGATGTATAGACACCTGGTGATACAAATACTCTGTTGTTACTAGCCATTGATTAATGTTTGGATTAATAAAATTTATTGTTATATTATAAATATCTTTGATTATTGCAAAGATTTCCCAAGTTTTAAGTAAAAAGATAGTTATTTATCTTAAATTATCTTTTGTATGAAATCACCTCAAAAAAACGTTAAAATAAGTGAAAAACATCACGAAATGTTAAAAACATATTGTGAACAGAAAGGCCTTAAAATTTATAAGGTTTTAGAAAAATATATAGAAGAATTGTGTAAACCTAAAAAGAAAGATATATATGGTGAATAATTAATATAGGTATTTTATATTCACAACTGAACCAATTGAAGGTGTACCCAACAATTTAATTTGTTTTGTATTTTGTATTGTGAAATTGGTATTTTCAATCTGTGCTAGTCCATTAATATCTAAACTAATAAATGTGTCAAAGTCATTACTTAAATTCATAAAAGGACTTTTATTTGTAATTCTAATATTATCTGTAAATAAGTAAACTACTTTACCATAACTATTAATAAAAGAATTGATATTATCCACTTTTGTACTCTTCTTAGCTTTATAATACTGAATAGTGATAACGTCATTTAATTGAGGTGCTCCAAGCATTGTAATTTTAGATGTACCTGGTATGTGTAAATAATTAATATCCTTAGTTAAAATTTCATTATTTACATATACGTTGAAAATTGTTGTCATAGGTTCACCAACACTAAAAACTGTTTGCGACCCATCAGCTTTAAAACTCGCTGTTGTAATATCAATTCCACCAACTTTTAATGTTTTTTGCATTGGATTATCGACAATAAATTCAGTCATCATTACCGACCTACTAATTGCTGGTTTTACTTCAAATTCCTCATTATCTATTAATAACCCCATCATTATAAAAGTATATGTTTGTAAATAAAACCTACGCGAGTCAATTGATTCCATCGGTGTATTATCTGCAATTGAATCTAAAATAATTGGAATGTAATGACCTTTAATATTTTTATATGCTTGTCTAGATGCAAATTTTTGCATAACAATTTTACTGAATTTATTTAAATCCCTAAACTTTGTACACACAATTGTAACATCAAAAGTTAAGTCAACTGCAACTGGTTGAGGTATTTTATAAACATCTGCGCCCATTTGATTACCATTCCAAGTTGGTACTGTTGCATAATAAAAAGTTTGTCTGTTTGGTATAGTATAAATTGTACTCGGGTGTTTACCAATCTGAGCATCTGGTTTTCTAATAACAGCTATAAGAGGTATTTTAGGATTACCATCATCATCAGAAAAACTCCAATTAGTTGAATATTCGCCCCATCTTTGTATTGTCATAATTTTATCTACAACAGGTATTTTCTGTCCGTCAGAAATTATTTCAAAATTTTCTTTAACAAAATCTAACATTCCCATATCCAAATCATCATGTAATACCGATTCTGGTAAATCTGTATTAAATTTGGTAATCATATTAGTAAGTTGTTTCCTTCTATCTATGACATCACTATTATATTCTACGAGCTTATTTCCGTAGACATTAATATCGTTTTTTCTTTTTGGTATTCCCATATTATACTCCTCTAAATTCACCCTCTTGCGCGATTGTGCAAGTTATTGTTCTATAATGAGGTTTATATCCGAACATTTTATGTTTATTATCCGAAGTCACTTTTCCATCATTTACAACAGTATAAAACCTTACTTTACTTTCAGAATCTTGGTATCCAATAAAATCACCATAACCAATATCTACTTTCAAATCATTTAAATGTTTTATATAAACTGAAATAATCAAATTACCTGGTTCTTGATAACGTAATATACCATTTTTATATGACGCATTTTTTGGCTCCTCAATTTTAACTAATGCGTTAAATTCAACAGGTGTCAAGTATTTTATATCATCTTTACCTACCTCAGCATATACAGCATCAGTACTTGTTTTATCCCTATCAACACGATATAAAACTAATTTCATATTTAAATCACCATGTAGGTATTCCTCACCCATTTGAATATTGATATCAAAGTCATCTTGGGAGAAAAATTTACCCAAACGAGTAATTGGTAATTTGTTTTCCATATCCTAATAAATAGTTTAATGTTACAATCTATTTAACTATATTTTTATATATATTGTATATGGAAATTAAGATACCAGAAGTAGAAGCAAGAATGATATTAGAAAATTATGAAGGGTCTAATAATGTTTTGCTAGAATATAAGAACAAATTTAATGATATAAAAAATTTTAAACTTACTCGACCTCAAGCCGAATATGTTATAAAATACAAAGACACAACTCCAAAAGTTGCTAAAAAATATATTCAAATAGCAAATACATTTGGTGAAAAATTAAGAGAAGATAAATTATTAACAACCACACCTGAGCAAATATGGTGTGAAAAATTATTATGTGAAAGCGATAAAGCGTTTCATATTTGGGGTAAACTATTTGAAAAAGAACAAAACCATGCAATGTGGTTACCTAAAGCAGCAGTAATTCAACCTGAAAAAAAACTTGATAGAATAATAGATTATACCACCTATTCAACAAGACCACCCATGGAACATCAAAAGGTAGCGATAGAAAAACTATTAGCAAATGATAAGTTTATTCTTGCCGATGATATGGGTCTTGGTAAAACAACATCTGCAGTTATTGCTGCATTAGAAAGCGGTGCTAAAAAAATATTAATTGTATGTCCTGCATCACTTAAAATAAATTGGGAAAGAGAAATTAAAAATTATAGTGATAGGAAAACATTAATAGTTGAAGGTCGTAAGTGGGGATCAACATTTGATTTTTATATAATCAATTATGACATTATAAAAAATTATCATACAACAGATAAGTCAGAAGATAGTGATGATTATAAATTATTAGTAAATGCCGGATTTGATTTAGCAATTGTTGATGAAGCGCATTATATTTCAAATAATACCGCACAAAGAACTCGTTTACTAAATGATGTTTTAGACCAAATTAAAAAAGTTTGGTTGTTAACCGGTACACCAATGACATCAAGACCAATAAATTATTTTAACTTATTAAAGATTGTAGACTCTCCGTTAACATTGAATTGGCAATCATACGTAAGAAGATATTGTAAAGGGTTTCAATTTAAAGTTGGTAATAGAAAAGTTTGGAATACGAGTGGAGCAAGTAATTTAGACGAATTACGTGAGCAGACAAAATCATATGTCTTAAGAAGAATGAAAACCGACATATTAGATTTACCAGAAAAAATTGTAACACCAATTTTTGTTGAATTATCTAGTAAAATGTATGAAGAGGAAATGGATGACTTTACAAGAATAAGTAACGATAATAAAGATAAAGAAACATTATCAGTAACACTTAATCGTTTAATGAAGGTTAGACAATTAATCTCATATGAAAAAATACCATATACATGTGAATTAATTGATAGATGTTTAGAGCAAGGAAAAAAGGTAATCATATTAACTAACTTTACAATGACATTAGATATGTTGCATGAAAAATATAAAAAAAATTCAGTAACATTAGATGGTCGTATGTCTAAAGATAGAAGACAAGAGGCTGTTGATAAATTTCAAAATGAAGACAAAATAAAAATTTTCATTGGAAACATTAAAGCTGCTGGAGTCGGTATTACATTAACTGCCGCTGAAGTTGTAATTATGAACGATTTATCTTTTGTACCTGCCGACCACTCACAAGGAGAGGATAGAGCTTACAGATACGGACAAAAAAATAGCGTTTTGGTTTATTATCCAATTTTTGAAAATACCATAGAAAAAGTAATTTACAATATATTGCAAAAAAAGAAAGGTGTAATTGACCAAGTAATGGGAGATGGTGAATATTCAGAATCCTTCAGTAAAGATTTTATTAAACAATTATTGTAATTGTTTTTTTAAATCCTCAATTATGTTGGTTAAATTTTCATCTTCAGTATCACCAATATTTGCTGTAATTATTTTTTTCTCATTATCTAAAGTAATTACGTTGGTTTTATCCTCCGTAATTTTTAAATGAAACTCGTAATTCTTTCTGCCGCCTAATTGGAATAGTTCTAATAATGATTTATTCATATACCAAATATAAAGTATTTATAGGAATATACCAAATATGGCACAGATTATTACACAAGAACAAAAAGAAAAATTATATACCCAAGTATACCATTTATTAGGTATGCCAGTACGTGGAATTGAATTAACCGAAGAGCAAATGGATACATTTTTGGAGCTTTCATTATCTGAGTATGAGCAGTATGTTAGTGATTGGTTAATTGAATCACAATGGTCTGCTTTGGCTGGTTTAGACGTAGATAATCAATCTTTAACTAGAGCATTTACTACTCGTAGTCTAGATTATGAAACCCAATATACCTATTCATATTCAAAAATTGTGGGTCTTCAAGCTGGTGGTGATAATGAATTGAAAAAAGATTTTATAACAATTGTTAAAGGACAGCAAACCTATCAAATACCTGCTGGCCGAGAAATAAATGAATTATTATGGTTTACTAGAGCATCTTTAACAGATTCTATTATTGACCCATTTCTAGGTGGTTTTGGTGGATTAGGCGGTGTAGGTTATGGTGGTATTGGTGGATTTGCTCAGATGGGTAATGCGGGTTCTTATTTTATGATGCCAGCATTTGACCTATTATTAAGAATGCAAGATAGAAAATTAAAAAACAAAATTATTGGTGGAGATTTAACATATAGAATTACTGCAGGACCTGAAGGAACTAAATTAATCCATTTACATAACACACCAGGGGGTAAATTTGATTTTGGTGATGTAGTAACAAACAACTATCAAGTATGGTATTGGTATTATGATACACATGATAAAGATAGAGATGAATGTTTGGCTAAACACAAAGATATTATCAAACTACCTTCAGATGTTGATACAGAACAATTAATATGGGAAAACTTAAACAAACCAGCACAAAACTGGGTTAGAAAATATCTGATAGCATTCTCAAAAGAAGGCCTCGCAAGAATTTGGGGAAAATTCTCAGGAGACCTTCAAGTACCAGATAGTTCAGTTAAATTAGATTATAATTCATTATTAACCGAAGCAAAAGACGAAAAATCTAAATTAGTTGAAGAATTAATGCAACGATTAGAAAGATTACGTCCTGATAAATTATTAGAAAGAAAAGGTAATGAAGCTGAAAACTTAAACAAATCACTTAAGTATAGAGCTATGCCAATCCCTATTGAAATTATTTAAGATTCAATTGCGTGAAAAGCATAATCATGTCCATTAGTTTCAATAATTTCTTCTTCATTTGATGCAATACTATTTTCTTGCATGGCAACAACTTTTCTGTTTTTATCGACCCAATACGGGTCTGCTAAACTTAAGCTATCTTCCATGTACATAAAGTAAGGGTCTCTTTGAACTCTATTCCAAAAAATTACTTCACTATCAGATAGTGTCATTACTTCTTCTAATTTATCTTGACCTTCTTCTTTTAACGGATAACCATTAACTAATTGACATTGTGATTTTGTAAAATATTGTCTATCTTTTGGGTCGTCAATTAAAATATCTTCTCTGATTTCAGGTTTAAATACTACTAATAATGGTTCAATTCTTTTATTGAAAACACTCAAATATCTTGGAACATTATAATCACCAGTCATATCAGGATTACTTGTAATTTCTTTTTCTGGTATCATATAACAATTTATGTTTAAGACTGAATAATCACTAGGCATTTCAGTACCATTTTTTTCTAGATATTCTAACACTTCCTTTTTTGTCCATTTATTTTTTTTCTCAACATCACCTGATGATTTTTTAACTCCATTATTAACATAATAAATTGTATCACCAAGACCTGCAGGATAATCATTTTGTATAATTAATTCCATGTGTGCTTGTCTGGACATCAAAGAGCCTGATTTTGTTGTCTTAGTTATATGTTTTTTATACTCCTCAACAGATTGTTTTACACGAGACTTATTAGCAATTTTAGATAATGGAATTTCTTTATTAAAAATTTTACTTACATAATCATAATATAATTCAACAAATGATAAACCATCACCATTTAATAAATGCTTTAATCCTTCATCTAAAAATTCTACAATATATTGTTGCATTTTTTTAGACTTAATAGTATTACCTGTTAATTTAATTTTTTCTTTTCCTTTTTTAATCAATTTAATAATATAATTCTTACGAGAAACATTTATACAAGCAGGTGCAACATAGTCTATATCTAAACCCATTTCATTTCTCATAAAGATATCGTTAAATTCTGCGGTATCAGCTTCAATACCTTTGTATTCTTGTCCTTCGATAACTAACTCGTTTAAACCTTTGCCTATGTAAATATGTTCATTAATATCATCAGGTGTTTCAAAGTTAACACCATCCGTATCCATAACCAAAGGCTTATATCCTTTCTTCATATAAAACATAATCATCATACGAAGACATTGTCTACCCACACAAGTAATTGTTTCACCCATGTTCATATCACCCCAAGGAAATACATGTGGAGCTGATAAACTACCAAAATAAGCATTAATAAAAATTTTAATCGGTAATTGTTTTCTATCATACATTTCAGCTTCAACAGGATTTGTTTTTGCTAACTCACCAGCCAATCTTTTATACTTGATACGAATATTACGGAAATATTTTAACATTGATTTCTGTACACCCATTACATCACATTCAGGAAATACATCATACACTAATTGTATTGATGGATAAAGTGAGGCAAAGTCAAACTTTACAATATTCTTTGAATAACCAACATTTAATAATCTTGATAAACCTCCTGTAATTGCTCTCTTCTCATCTTTTGCTGGTATTGCTAATCCATTTTCATATGACCACGCTAACATAATAACTTTCCACAAAGTTGCTGTACCCATAGTTGCAATTCTCTCATATGTTGTAGGTACGACTTTAGATAATAAAAATGTTGATTGTGAAAATGAATCATCAACAATCATTGTTTCATACAAGTCATCATCAAGATATTGTTCGACAATTTTTCTACCTGTCCATATTTCAAATTTACCAGGATATTTTTCTAACAAGTTTTCTGTACCAGGTTCACCAATTAATTTATAATTTCCTGTTTTTGGATTTGCATAATAACTTTCATTCTCTAGATATATTTTTGATATTTTACTACCTTCAACATACACACGATTAGGTTTTTCTTTCTCCAAATATTTGGTAATATATTTTAATCCCCAAGATTTAATTTCAGAATTAATTGCCTGAGCTCTTCTAACTGAATGAGCAATATCAATAATATTAAATCCCCATATAATATGTTGTGAGTATGGCTCAACTTCGTTTGCAAGTTTTAACATACCCTCTTTTTCTTTCATTCCTTGAGATGTAAAAATTTGTGTTAAACCATCAACATCAACACCTAAAATTTGTGCTCTCTTTAAAATAAAAGGCCAGTCAAAAAATGCTGAGTTATAACCACTAATAATTGTAGGTTTTAATTCACGTATAATTTTAAAAAATTCTTCAATACATTTTTTTTCACCATCCTCACCAAATGCTGGAATTGTTTTTTGTAAACCACGATTATCTTTAACTCCAATAAGAATGATGTTACATTTTTCTGGTTCAAGACCAGTTGTTTCAATATCGAATACAAATCTATGTACACCTGAATATTCATCAATACCTTTAAATAATCTTTTTTTCTTTTGTATTAGATATTGTTCTACGGGGTTTAATACTGTAAATAAATGTCTACATTTTTCATCCCACGGATTCAATCCGCCTTGTCTAAAAAAAGATACTAAGTCAGTATATGATTTAATACTCTTGACTAAGTATTTCATACCTGCTTCTAATCTTTCATTCCCGTGAGTTTCTAGTTTTTCTATAATAATTCCATACTCACCCATTCTTTTCTTTTGAAGGGATTTTGAATCATTATAAAAATTCATTTCCGATAAATCACCAACCCATATAAATGGAGTAAATGAAGTATCCGGTTTAATAATTTTTCCCTTTTCAGGGTCTTGTATAATTTTGTAAATTGTATTTGATGGATAATCGTATTCGATACCAACGATGTACATTTCATCGTCACCACCATTTAGAAAGCTTTCAATAACTTCCTGAGAGATAACCTCTTGCATATTTTATTTTTTATAATGTGACATATTAGCTTGCAGATAAATCTGCAATTAGCCTTGATAACACTATAAATATAATTAAAAATTGCCTAATTAAAAAATATTGATGTATAATTTTTCACGAATAGGTAGGATTAATTTAGTGGTATTATTACCATTCCCATCATTAAATTGTATGGTAATTTTACCTTCATATCTACCTGGTTCATTTGTTTGTTCTTCTGTAAATCTAAATGTGATGTAATATTCATCATTTATGTAGTGATATTTTTTTACCCTATTAGCAAGCTCACATTCTGCACCATAGATTACAATATTACTTGTTTGCGTATCAATCATGTCAAAACTAATAACAGCATTTTCAACCAATTCGTTGAATTGTGATTTATCATTTTTCCCATCATCAATCATTCGCATTTTTAAAATTGGGTCAGAAGCACCTTGTCTAATATAAAATTCCATATCTTATAAATATTAATATAACTGAACAATTCCTCTATATGTAAATGTTCCTGTATCTGTAACCTTGAATTGTGCGTAACTACCACTAATCGCTATTGTAAATGATGGGTTTGGCGAACTACCTTCAGAAGTTACTTGTGAATCACCACCAATATTGGAGCTTATTTTGTTATTACCTTGTGCCACCACATAGTTACTATAAACTGTGGTTTTCTTTGTACTGTCTTCAACCACACTAAACGCGTATGTTGCACCATGATAAGATGATGT